TTTATTGATAGCAACGAAATATTAACTATTAATTCTTTTGTAACTGATGACAATAAAAACATTATGTTTGAAGACTTAATTAAAAGCCCCCGCGTTTTTATGGATTTGCGAAATAATGCCGAATTTGATAACATGGACTTTGCACCGGTTGAAGTTTTAGAACGTAGATTTAAAGAAATGACGACAATAACCGGCGACATACCGCAATACGAAATAGATATAAGATTTGCATTTGAAGAAGTAAACAGATTATAAAAATGGGACAACAACTAATAGCGGCTTCAACAATATTAGACTTAGAAAAGTTAGTAACTATTCCGTTAATATTTAAGATTGCAGATATACGCGACATATCTAAAAAAAGTAGCGCCTATTCTAAAACGGTAGTATTGCCAGGTACAAAGATTAATAACGAATTCTTTGGAGGCCTTTACGATTTCAATTCAGATTATACAATATTTAACCCAAACATAAAAACGCCAATAGTATTAACAAACGAAGGGCAAATTTTTATGAGTGGGTACATGCAATTAAAACAAGTTACCCGAAACGATAAACACCATATTAATTACAACGTTGTTTTATACGATAGCATTGGTAATTTTTGGCAGGACTTAGGTAAGAAAACGCAAAGCGATTTAGATTTTACAGATTTAAACCATGTTTATCGAAGAAGCGATATAATAAACAGTTGGGCGCATATTTGGACAGACGGCTATTATTATCCGATGCTTTATAATAATTCAGCCACTCAAAAGACTACCGACTTTAAACCGGCAATATTCCAAAAGTATTTATTAGACAAGATACTAACTAACGAGGGTTTAACATGGAGTGGCAATTTAAAAACGTCTTCGGAATTTGAAAAAGAAATTATATTAAATGAGTTTGGTATTCCTTCGGTTAGTTCAACCGTTGCCAACTCTAAAACATTTAGAGCAACTAAAACAACCGATGAAACTGTATTAATTAATACAGATATTCAAATGTTAATTTATCCGGTGCCTATTCCTTTTACGGTAGATGACGAAATAACACCGCCAAACGATGACAGTAATAATTTATGGGACGGTGTTAATAGGTTTACCGCTTCAATAAATGGCGCTTACAAGTTTAAGTTTACGGATATTGAATTTAAAATAACGGTTGATTATACTTCATTAACAGGAAACACAAACCCGCCAAACTGTTATTTTAGTTGTAGATATATTGCAACGATTTACGACAACCTAAACAACCCTATTGAAGAAATACAATTAGGTATCGGATCAAAAATAATTTACACGCCTTTTAACGCTTCGCCAACGACAATAATAGAGAATATAATTTTAGCCGGTGGCGTTGCGGCTTCTTCTATAACGGGCAATTTAATTAATTTAAATGCCGGTTGGTACGTAGAATTTGAAGTTGAATTTAGAACGTGGGCTTTAAATTTTAACTTTGCCACTATAACACAAACGGAAGTTGAAGTATTAAACGGCCATAGTATTGAAAGCCAATATACAATTTACGCCTATTCGGATAACATACCGGCCGTAATGAGTGATTTTATTAATCCAAAATTTGAATTAAAGCAAATAATTTTAGATATAATAGCGCGTTATAATTGTTTTGTTTATCAAAATCCGGAAGACGAAAAAGATATTGTTTTTAATATTAGGGACGAATTTTATAACAGCGGCACCGTTTTAGATTGGACGAATAAAAAAGATTATAATACACGCGACAAGATTAAGTTAATTGGCGAAATGCAAAGCGAAGAAATGATACTAACCTATTCCGCAGCCGAAGACGATACGAACAAAGGTTATACCGATACAATAGGCGACAAAAATATTTACGGACAATTTGAATATCACTTTGGCAGTGAATTTGTCAAAGGCAAAAAAATGATTAAAAGCCCTTTTGTGCCAACGCCTTTATTATGGCACCCTCAAAACAACGCTATTGTTCCGGCTATTAATTCCGCCGCACCGGTTAAAGGAATGCGATTACTTTATAAAGGCGGTGTTATTGAAGTCGGCACCGTTTCATGGAATTGGCAATACAGAACAACCGCCAACGCTTTAACAACGGCAACGCAAAGCGGCTATCCATACGCGGGACATTATGACAACCCAAAAAACCCAACGATTGATATTAATTTTGGTATATTGCCTTTTCCTTCTTTATATTATACACCTAACCAAACAACCGAAAACAACCTTTATAATAGATATTGGAGAAATACAATTAATCAAATTGCAAACGGTCGCATGGTAATAAGCAAATTTAATTTAACGGCTAACGATGTGCATTTTATTAAGACGAACCCAAACACAAAACTATTTGTAGATAATACTTATTACTATATTAATAAAATAATATTTGAAGCAAACGAAGGATTAAGAAAACTAACAACGATTGAATTAATAACCGTTGAAGACGAATTAACATTTGCAGACGATACGCCAATTTTATTAGGTTCCGAAGTTTCCGGCGATATTCCGCTACCTTTTTTAGATACGCCAAACACAAACAACCCTAACAATGTAGTGGCAACGGACGGCGATTTAAATAATAGGACTAATGGATCAAACAATTTTATTGGCGGTAAATCTGAAAACAATACAATAAACGGCAACGACAATTTTATAGATAATAACCGAACCGGCAATTTTATAAATGGCAATTCTAACAAGGTGTTTGGCTCTAATAATATTATTATAGGTAATGACGGTTTAACGATTAGAGGCGATAATGTAAGCGTTATTAATGGAGTAGTTAAAAGCGGTTGTTTGTCGGCTATTCTATTTAATAAAATAGACGGCGGTTTAGATGCTTTACGAAATAAAAGCCGTTGTAATGTCAATAAAATTAGTTCCGAATTAAACGGCCAATTAAATCAATTTAATGTAAGTTTGTTTAATGTCGTTAAAACGGACAACGGAATAACCGAAGAAATAACAGACTTTTTTAATTAAAGAACATGCCGGAACTTTCAGAAATAGACGCAAAAATAGTTAATAAACGTTCAACGGTTGCAACCGAAACGCCAACCGTAGCACCAAGCGAAGACCATACAGACGGGAGTTGGAACGCTACGGATATTTATAGCGGCGAATTTTTTATTAATGAAACGGACGAAAAAATATACATTAGAACCGGAACAACGATAAAAGAAATTTCAACCGGAACACCGGCCGCAACGACAACAACAATTAATTTATCTTTTGGCAGTGACACAAAACCCTATTTAAAAGGCAAAGATGCAACCTACGATTTTTTAGCAAGTTTCTTTTTTGAGGGTACGGCAGTAGCCGGAACACCAACCGAAGCAACCATTAGATTTACAAACAAAGGCGGTATAACTTCCGATGTTCGAATCTATGATGTTGACAACGCTTTAGTTATTGCCGAAGTTACAGGATTAAGCCCGGTAACGGAACAAATATTTCAGACCGAAGACATGGGGATATTATCAAATTTAAGCACCGACCGGGCAACTTGGGAAGTTCAAATAAAAAATAGCGCGGCCGGTGGTGGTAAAGAAACATGGGTTGGCGCATTATTAATAACTTAAAAAAATGAAACTACTTTTTAGACTAAGAAATTTAACTAAAAGTATTTACGAATACTTAATGCAAAGCGATACTTTGCCCGTTCCTACTGAATTACCGGACAACCCGGCCGATACAATAGACAACGAAGCAACCGCCATAATTAGTAAAGAAGAAACAATTTAAATTAAATATTATGAAGAAATTAATTAATAAAATTTTAAACTATTTTAATGGCAATAAAACCCTTTTTTGTATGGTGGTTTTATACGCTTTAACTTTAGAAACAACAAAAGAATTAATTAACAACGACATTATAAAAGTAACTGAATACATATTTTTAACCTTTGGCGGTTTATCGTTAGGGCATAAAGTAAAAAAGAAACTAAAAATATAGAATGATGACGTTAGCAGAAATGGAACAGGCAATATTAAAAGTTCAAACGGCCGTTGAAGTATTCGTTTATATTGCCGGATCATGTACTTTTTTATTCATGGTTATTTTAACGTTAGTTTCTCACATTTGGGTTACAACACAAAGAAGACAAAAAGAAAAAGATGCAACCCAAGATGATACATTAAAAGCGGTAGGCGAAACTTTAGAAGGAATAAAATTATTGTTGGCTTCGAATGGTATAATAATTAAACACTAATGGAAACATTTATATTAATATTTTTTAAATTTATTTACGGATTTGTTTCCGCTATTTCTTTAATGGTTGGGTTTTATTGCCATAGATATAACAAAGATAAATTAATAAAATTTTTAAAATATACATCGTTTTCTTTGGCGTGGGCGTGTGGATATTGGGCTATTTTTAAACTATTTGCATTAGAAACAGGCGACCCGAAGGCATACGAATTTTTAATTAGTTTTACGCCTTTGTTTGTTGTTTCGGTTTACATGCTAATTAATTTTAATAAAAACAATGAAATTAAATAACACGGTTAAAAGTTTAGGCGTTAATTTGTCGTCAATTATGGCGGTAATTATCGGCCTTTGGTTTTTTGGTAAAGCGCCTTTTAATAATAAAGTTGACGAACGAATTAATTTATTTTTAACAAGCGCAGCCATGCAAATTTATATTGACGATGTAATTAAAAAGCATGAAGCCGAACAAATAAAAACCAATAGTAAAAAAGTTAAATTAAGAAAATTGTTAGCTAATAAAATGGCGGTTGCCGAAGACGAAGTACATATTGAAATAGGTAAACTATACAAAGCGGAACCGGAACAAATAAAGGATAACATTATAACGATACAAGAGTTAAAAAACCGAATCAAAATATTAGAAAATAAAATTAACTAATTATGAAAACAGTTTTAGAAATAGCAAAAAGTTACATAGGACAAAAAGAAATAAAAGGAAACAAAGGTTTTGAAGACGCGGAATTTGAAAAAAGAATGAAGGCCGTAGGATTTAAAAGCGGGTACGCCTGGTGTTCGTTGTTTGCTGAATTGGTTTATATTTCGGCCTTTGTAGATAAACGCAAAGAATTAACCGCGTTATTTTCGGCCGGTGCGGTAAAGACTATGAAAAATTTTAATAGGTCTAAGAATTGGACGCTAACAGAAAAAGCAATACCGGGCGCGTTGGTATGTTTTCAAACATTTAGAAACGGCAAAGCGCATTGGACGGGACATATTGGCATAGTAGAAAAAGCGAACAAAGATAATTTTATTAGTATTGAAGGAAACACAAACGGAAGTGGCGGCCGTGAAGGTATTGAAGTAGCACGTAAAACGCGAAAATATAACTTTAATAATAAAAATGGTTTGGTATTAATGGGCTTTATTGTTCCAAAAGAAGAAACTAAAAAGGCTAAAAAGAGTACAAAAAAGAATGAAGCATAAATTAATTATAATATTATCTGTTTTGTTATTGGCCGGTTGTGTTGTCCCGCGTAACTATTCACGCGCTAAAGAAAAAGTTGATAGGATAGTAAACAAGTTTCCGGAAATTTTAGAAAACGATACTATTGTAATAACTGATAGTATTATAATTCCGGAAGTTATAACCGATACAATAACAAAGATAAACGAAAACGATACGGTAATAATCAATAAAGAACGTTTAAGAATTAAGATAATAAGGTTGCCAGGCGATACATTTAAGATTGAGGGCGAATGTAAAACCGATACCATTTATAAAAAAATAGCCGTTCCGGTTTACTCAATAGATAAACATAATTTAATTAAAAAAGACTTTTTAGGTTTAGGCGTTTGGAGTTGGATTTTAATTTTAATTATAATAATACTTTTAATTTATACTTTTTTGATCCGTAAATAATGGCCGAAGAAATACAAATAAAAACATCTTTAGACAATAGCCAAGCGATTGGCGGACTTGTTAAAATGGAAAAACAAGTGCAAAATTCGGCTAAGTCAATAGACGGAATGACGCAAAGTACCCAAACGTTCCAACAACAAATGAAGTCTTTGAATAAGGAACTTTCAACGATGACCTTAGACCAACAAATTAAAAAGGTTAATAAGATATTTAAAGAAACACCGCAAAGCGTTAAAACACTAACCGCAGAAATAGAACAATATACAAGCATAGCAATTCGGGCGGGACGCTCAACACCAATAGGACGCGAATTTTTAAAGAAGGCGGCCGATGCAAAGGACAAATTAACAGACGTTACCAACGAAGTTAACAGGCTTTCACAAGACGGCCAAAAATTACAAGGTGCATTACAAGGTATTGGAGTGGCTGCCGGTGGGTTTGCTATTGCTCAAAGTGGCGCGGCTTTATTTGGCGAAGAAAATGAAGACTTACAAAAGTCAATTATAAAAGTTACCGCCGCCATGAATGTTTTACAAGGCGTTGAGCGAATAAGAGTATCATTAGAAAAAGAAAGCGCGTTAAGGTTACAAATAAACAACGCTTTAGAAAAAATTAGGGCTTCGAATCTTTTACGTACTTCTTCGGCAACGGCAACCGCTAACGTTACACAAAAAGCCTTCGCAACGACTACACTATTTAGTAATAAAGCGTTAAAGTTGTTCAGATTGGCTCTAATTGGTACGGGTATCGGTGCAATAGTTATAGGTATAGCCTTACTAATTACAAATTTTGACGCAATTAAAAACGCAGTAGATAATAACACCGAAGCGTTTAAAACATTTAAAAAGGTTTTAATGTTTATTATGCCGCCAATTTGGGTATTAATAAAAGCGGCCGAATTTTTACAGGGCGTTTTGCAAGATATGGGCGTAATTGATAGCGAAGAAACAAAGAAAATGATTAAGAACGCGGAAAGCCGTGTAGAATCTACCAAAAAAGAAGGCGAAGCAATAGGCGAAAAATTCGACTTCGAAATAGCAAAGGCAAAGGCAACCGGAAAAGAAACAATACAATTAGAAAAAGATAAACGCAAAGCGGTTTTAGATAACTTAAAAGCACAAGCGACCGCAATACTATCATTAGTTAAATTAACAGGCGAATTTAATGACGAACAACGCGAAGCATTAGAAGAAATTACAAAGGCCGCTAAGAAGCTAAAACAGGACGAAACGATAAACTTTTTAAGCGAACAAAAGAAACAAGCCGACGCGGTAAAAAAAGCAAAAGACGAACAACAAAAAGCCAACGACAAAGCCGAAACGGAACGGCAAAAGAAAGCCGAAGAAGAAGCCAAAAATTTGGTTGCTATTGCATTAGAATTAGAAAATTTAAGGATTGCCGGAATTGAAGACGGAACCGAAAGGGAGTTGGCCGCATTGGATCAAAAATATAATGCAAGAATTGAAAAATTAAAAGCCGGTAATGAGCAAGAATTGGCGTTATCTGTTTCTTTAGAAAAAGAAAAAGCAAGGCAAAAGGCAGAAATTGAAGCAAAGGCCGAAGAAGAAAAAGCCGAACGCGACAAAGCGGCGGACGAATTAAAAAAAGCAAATGACCAATTATTAGCAGATACCGAACTACAAATAAAAGAAGACAAGGCAACAAGCGAAGCGGAAAAATTAGTCGCTAAACAGGAAGCCGAAAAAGTAAAAGAAGAAGAAGAATTTGCAAATAAATTATTATTATTAGAAGAAAGATTTTTATTAACAACGGAATTAGAAAACGAACTAAAAGAAGCGAAGGCGTTAACCGATGCCGAAATGGAACAACGCCATGCGGACGAAAAAGATACTTTAGAAGAAACGAATTCAAAAAAAGCAAAAGCAAGGGCAGAAACAGAACGTAACCATAAAATTGCAAACGCGCAAATGGCCGCCAACGCTTTAAGTAGTATTGCCGGAAGCATGGACGCATTAGGTATTAAATCGGTCGGATTGAGTAAGGCAATAGCTATTGGGCAGATTGCAATAGATACGGCTAAAGGAATAGCCGGCGCGGTTTCGGCCGGTGCAAGTCAAGTTTTTCCGTTAAATTTAGTTGCTATTGCTTCCGGTGTTGCTTCAGTTATTGCCGGTATTGTTTCGGCAAAAAAAGCCCTTTCAAAATCTACGTTGCCAGGCGGTGCCGGTGGTGGTGGTGGTGGTGTTTCGATACCGTCTGCGCCTTCATTAAGCGCAGCGCCAAGCATACCAATAGAACAATTAGGAACCGGCGACACGGTTATAACAGGCGAACAAACGGCCGGAAGTAACCAAACAGTAAAAGCCTTTGTTGTAGAAACTGAAATAACAGACGAACAAGCGGCGGCAAAATTAATAGAAGAAAAAAGCGAATTAACATAAATAAGATATGAAAAAACCCGAACCAATAACACACGAAGGCCTGCCATTGTTTAACATGGAATTAGACGAAACGGCCGAAGCCGGAATGGATTTTATCGCATTGGTAAAAAGCCCCGCAACTAAACAACCGTTTTTCGCTTTTAATGAAGACGAAAAGAAAAAAGAATTAAAAGATAATAGTTTTAAATTCGGAGTATCTAACGAAGAAAAACAACTTATAACGGGTGTTGTAATGTTAGCAGATACGCCAATATATCGACAAATGGACGAAGACGAATTTTATGTAACTTTTACACCGGATATAATAGAAAAAATGGCGTTTAAATACATGAAAAACCAATTTACAAAAAACGTTAATATTGAACATGACGAAAACAAACAAGTTGGCGGTGTTTATTTAGTTGAAAGTTATTTATTTGACGAAACAAGGGGCGTTAAAATACCGGAATATTTAGGCGAAATAACAAACGGATCATGGATAGCAACGTTTAAAATAGATAACAAAGAAGTATGGCAGAAAATCAAAAATAATGATTTTAGCGGCTTTAGTTTAGAAGGTAACTTTGGCCTATCTTTGTCCTTTAATGATAATAAAGAAATAATAGAAAAAAATTCTTTACTTTTGAAACTAAGCAACGACAATTTAACAACGAATCAAAAATATAATTTAATTTTAAACGCGGTTAAAGGTGCTTAGATTTCTAAAGACATATTCATACAAAGATAAACGATTATTATTATCGCATTTAGACGGTAAAGGACATAAAAAGCCGAAGACGTGGAAAAAAATTCATAGTGAAGTATGCGGCGCGGACGAAATGAACTATGATATTAAGCCGTTATTAAAAGAACTAAGCGACAAAAAAGGTTATTCGTTAATAGACAAAGATAAGTTTTTTATTAAGGTTGTATCGAATCCAAACGAAGCGAGTAAATTGGATAAGGGCGAATTTAAAGTTCGTTATAGATACGATTTAGCATTTGATAAAGCCGGGCAAAAGAAAATCCAACATAATACACGGGAGTTTTGCGAAGTATTAATTAATAGGAATTTAATTTATAGGCGCGAAGACATTAATTTTATGAGTTTGCAAGGTGCCAACCCAATAGCCAAACAAAACTATTCTATTTTTCGATTAAAAGGCCATTGGAATTGTCGCCATGCATGGCGCAGAGAAGTTTACGTTCAAATTAAAGACGATAAAACAGTAGCGAACAACCCTATTTATGGAAAACCAAAATTAGCTTTAACAGAAAATAAAAAAATCAAAATAAAAAAATCTTTAGAAATGGAAAAAAATGTAAAAATCAAAATGGCTATTGCTTCATTTAGCGAAAAAATGGCCGGGCAACCTTTAACGAAAAAAGATATTATCTTAGTTAATGAAATGTTGTTGGGAAAACAAATGTTTGTTGACGCAAAAGTTGACGACAAAATTTTAAGAATTGACGCGGACGAAATAGAAGTTGGCGCGGCGGTTAGTTGGATAGACGAAGCCGGCGAATTAATGGAAGTTGAAGACGGCGAATATACTTTAACAGACGAAGGCAAAGTTATTGCCGTAGCGAGTGGAGTTATTGAAACGGTTACGGATATTGAAGAAGAAGCGGCCGAAGAAGAAGCGACCGAAGAAACGGAATTAGCCCAAAATGACAAATTCGCAGCATTAGAAACAAAGATAAACGCAACTTTAACGGCGGCAATTAGTAAACTAACTAAGGAATTAAGCGGAAAATTTACGGCTATTGAAAAGACCGTTAAAGATATTCCGGCCTTTGAAAAAGAAGAAATTAAAAGCAACTTTTCGAATGAATTAAACGGATCAAAAAGAGTTTCGTTAAATACACCTTTTGCTCGAAAAGAAGCATAAAAAAAAGAATTAAAAAATATATTAATAATAAAAAAAATTTAAAATTATGAGTTTTGACGCGAGTGCATTAACGGATTTTGTAAAAGAAAATGCGGCACAAATTATCGTACGTTCCTTAATGGGAATGAATACGGCAAAGCACGTTACAGTGCAACCAGGAATTAAATCGGCTATGGCTTTAACACAATTAAGCCCGGACGGGACATTACAGGACGGTTCATGCGGTTGGACGCCTACGGGAACAACTACATTAGACCAAAGAGTAATTACGGTTTGTGATATTATGAACCAAGAGGAACTTTGTACAAAGGATTTAGAAGCTAAATTTTTGCAGTTAGAAGTAACCGCCGGAACTATTGCCGGTAGCGAAGACATGCCAATCGAGGAAATGTACATTTCACAAAAAATTAAAGTATTAAATAAAAAAATAGACGTTTTACTATGGCAAGGCGATATTTTGAGCGGTGACGCTGATTTAAACAAGTGTGACGGTTGGCTTAAAATATTAGCTGCAGACGTACCGGCAGGACAACAAAAAGTTAGAACGGCAAGCGTAAAGGATGACATTGATACGTTATTGGAAACAATACCCGAAGATACTTTTGGCGCTGACGATTTAACAGTTTATTTGTCTTTGACGCTTTATAGAAGTTTAGTAAAAGAATTAAGGGACGATAACAATTTTCACTTTACAGGACAAGAAAACATGGATTTCGTTTTAGATTATCCAGGTTTTAACGTTCAAGTTGTGGGCGTTGTTGGATTGAATGGCGACAACTCTATTGTTCTAAGTGCTAAATCAAATATGTATTTAGGTACTGATTTAGAAGGCGATTTTGAAGAAGTAGATTTTTTCTTTGATAAATCGGATAGAATACATAAATTTCACGCTAATTGGCGTCAAGGTGTTCAAGTTGGCTTCGTTGAAGAAGTAGCGATTGCACAATAAAATTAAAATTAAATGCAGCCGGTTAAATTAATCGGTTGTATTTATAAAAATATAATAAAATTAAAACTATAAAATTATGCCATGTACTTTAACAACGGGCGGATATAAATTAGATTGTAGAATAAGCGGCGGTTTGGACGTTGTTTATGCAAGTGATTTAGTAAAGGATCAAGTTTACGCCTACGATACCGCACCGGATGACAATATAATATTAGGAACCGACGTTACAAGCGGCTCGATAATGACGTTTGAAACGTTAGAACAAGAAATTGAAACGGCCTCAGTAATTGAAACAATAACCGCAACCACTGAAAATGGAACGGTTTATTATGAACAAGCGATTGCAATTAAACTTTTCGGTAATACTGACAAGATTAGGACAATAGTAGAAAATTTATCTAAGGGTAGATTTACTATGATTTGTAAAGACCAAGAAGGACAAGATAAAATTTACGGTAAGCAAAACGGTTTAAGAGTAACCGAAGGAAGTATTGAAACGGGCGTAGCCTTTGGCGATATGAATGGTGCTACCGTTACTTTATTAGCAAAAGAACCGCAACCGGCTAACTTAGTTGTATTCGGTTCAAGTGGTGCAGACGATGAATTTGTTATTGTTGCCGCTTCTTAATTTAATTAACATTGGTTAAATTAATAACAGGAACTAATTCGGTTTTCGTTACGTTGTTTGAGAGAATGACGTTAACGAATCCCGATATTTTAGTTAATTTAGTCTTTAGGGACGAAACAAGCGCGAACAAAGTTATTAAAACTATTGATAGTAGCGTTTCAACTGATAGGGTTAACAAACTAACTATTGAAGTAGTAACAACCGAAGGCGCGGAAGACTTAGATAACGCCAAAGTATTTTTAAATAGTGGTTATTATAGCTATCAAATGTATGAAAGCGATGATGGTACGCGGAATATAACCGGTAAAACATTATTAGAAACGGGAATTTTAATTTTTAACTTAGACGAAACACAAACGGAATATGCCGGAACAACAAACGAAACTATTTACAAAGGATAAGCAAAGCCCTGTAAAAGTTGATACAATTAGTTTTAATTTTAATGAAGAAATTACGCGGCCAATATTTACGGACGATAAAAAAGGCTTTATTAAGTACGGATCAAAAAATTTGTTCCCGGATTACCTATTAAAAATCTATTTAGAAAGCGGTAAACACAACGGTATCGTTAACCGTAAAATTAAAATGGTTAGCGGCAACGGATTTGAACAACCCCAAACAAACGAATTAAAAGAATTTATTAATAACCGGCGCGGTTCTCACAAACTGACAAAGATTTTAAAACTTATTGCAGCAGACCAGGAAGTATTTAAGGGCTTCGCTATGGCGGTACGTTGGAACATAGATAAAACTAAAATAGTAGCAATAGATTATATTCCTTTCCATAAAGTAAGAATAGGAACAACAAAAAACGAATATTGGATTTCGGACGATTGGACTAAGATACGAAAAGCCGAATATAAACCTAAACGAATAACCGCATTAGATAATAAACCTTTACCGGCTAATTTTAACGAACTAAGCAAAGAAGAAAAAAAGACTTATTTAGTACAAATATGCTATTTTGTGGACGTTTCTATTGGTTCCGATGCCTACCCTATACCGAACTATTTTAGTTCTATTGAATGGATTTTAACCGACACGCAAATAGGTAAGTTTAGTTACAAT